TATTTATTTCATAATGGAGATTTAATTTAAAATTCTAATCTGTTATAATGATTATGAGAATATTTCATTTATTTACACCTCCTAAAATTAATATTTACTACTGATGTTATAGTCAATATAACAGAACTAGAAAGCATATCAGCTTAACCATACTCTTAGCTGATTCTCCTTTCTTCAAGCACAACACTGGAAATAGGCTAAGTATATTATTACTTAGCCTATTTTTAGTTGAAAAGTTGATATTTTTTACTTTTATTTATATAATCGAGATAAAAGTAAAATTATGTTACATTTATTTAAGGAGAAGCTGATATGAAAACTAGTCCGATAATAGTTGAAGAAATTAGAAAATTATCTCAAGAAGAAGGTTTAAAAGATTCTGAGATTGCAGACATAATAAAATATAATAGGGTAAGCATACAAAAAATTAGAAAAGACAACAATATTCCGTCTTATAATATTAACGTGAGAAAAGACAAAAAAGAAATATGTCCTAACTGTAATAAAATATATTATATAAGACGAAATGAAAAACCAGGAATATGTTGCCCTGAATGTGAAGCAAAACTTAATGGAGAATAATTATGATAGGCGGATTAGGTTTCGATAAAGAAATTGCCAGATACATAATAAACATAATTTTACAGGACAGAGAAGTAAAAGCCGAAATTGCTAGACAAGTAAGAATAGAAACTGAAACTGCTAAAAACAAATACTCTCAATATAATAGAGCCAGTTTTGATTCTCTGACTTCTGGTGATGTTAATCTCCAATATAGAATGGCACAATCTGGTTATGATGTTTATGGAAGAACAATATTAAGTGGTGTTAGTAATACATCTAATGTTAGTACATATAAAAAAATGAAAAATAAAATTAGATATGGTAAGAGACCAGAAAACGGATATCAGAATCGTGGCGGATTTACTGTAGGATAATTTTAAAAGGAGAATCATTATGGGATTAACACCTGGAGTAATTAAAAATGGAGCAAAAGCAGCATCAAAAGCTATAGGTAATGGAGCAAAAGCAGTAGCATCTTCAGCAAAAGGATTAACAAAACCAGCCAGACTTGGAAGAATTGCAGTTGGTTCTCTTGCAGGAGCTGGAGCTGGTGGAATAGCTGGCATTGCAACTGGAGCAGATGAAGATAGTATGAAAGCTATGGTACTTGGTGGTGCTGTAGCAGGAGGCATTGGCGGAACAGTATCTACTCTTGGTATGGGAAGAAACCTTGAGGTAGCTGGTGAAATAGCTGGAAAAGGTCATGTAGGAACAGGATTTGCTCCACTTAAACATCTGCAAGTAAAGAATACAGGAGAAATGCTGGGTGATATTGCTATTGTAGAAGAAAAAGCTACTGGTCAATTAGCAATGGATCTTGGTCAATATGACAGAATAAATGCTCATCCAATATCTAATCTTAAAAAAGCAGTAACAGAAGGAACTTCTGCATTTAAACAGACATTCTCAGATGTACGTGGTAATAGAATTAGATCTTCAAATAGAAATGTAGATGTACTTGAAGGTCTTGATGACGCTGCAAGAGCTAAATATGCTGAAAATCTTGGTAGTGCAGAATTTAGTATGCAAAACAATGGTCAGATGTCCATGTTTTTATAAAATAGGAGAAAAACTATGGGATTAGGAACTAATATTGGAAAATTTGCAGCCAAAATTGCTAGTGGAGTTGAAGTTGCTAGTACTTTTAATAAAGCAGCTATGGACATGGCAGGCGATACAATTGCCAAAAAAGCATCTTCTAAAATAACAAAAATAAGTGGGGATGTTCTTTTTGATGAAAGCATACAAGGTGCTGGAAGAAAAATAGCATTTGGAATGAACGATAATGCTTATCGTATTGGAAAAGCTATTGGTGGTAACGTAGAAGGAATGATTCTTGGAGCATCTACAGGAGCAACTATAGGCGGTATATCCGGTGCTATTGACGAAGATGAAACATTTTTAGGAGGAGCAGCCAAAGGAGCTTTAGGCGGAGCAGCTTTAGGTGGTGCTGTTGGTGCAACCTCTGGTGCTTTACATAAAAACGCAGGCTTATTTGCAAATACAGGTGACGATATTAAAAATATTAAAGCAGTAGCATCTAAAATATCTAAATGGGGAGCAAGAGATGGTAATGGAATCGTTGCAGATAATTTAAGAACTACTGGAACTACTTATTCTATATGATCTAGGAGATAATATGCCTAATACTACTGGAACACTTACTAAAAATAACAATTTTAATATAAATAATTCTTTACCTGATGTAACAACAAAATCTGGAGACGAATTATTAGCTTCAATGTGGGGGATTGATGCAAACAAAAAAGTTCAGATTACCAATATGAACAAAATCTATTTTGGTACTCATGGAATGTTTGCTTCGGTCCCCATTATTTGTAGAGATAAAGATTGTGCATATAAAGATGTTTGTATGGTAGATCCTGCACAAAGAACATTTGGTTCTAGGTGTTTAATGGAAATATCAGCAATAATAACAAGATACAATCAATGGTGCAAACATTTTAATATAGATACAGATGGAGAAACTATAGCTGACAAAGACCTTGTTGATGCTACTTTAATTAAAGACCTTGTAAATATAGAAGTTCAGATTATGAGAGCAGAAAATAAAATTGCTTTAAATGGTGATTTTATGGCAGAAACAATTCTTGAAATAGATAAGAAATGTAATGTCTATAAAGGAAATGTTGTTACTCCAGAATCTGAATTTTTAATGGCATTACAAGATAAAAAAGTAAAAATACTTAATCAATTAAATGCTACAAGAAAAGATAAAGCTAATAACAAAATTAAAGAATCTCCTTCTGATGAAGCTATAAGAATATTCCAACAAATGAAGGAACTTCAGAAGAATAATGATATAAACAATTATGACATTATGGATGTTGAATTTGATGAAAACGGAGAAATAATAGTCGATTCAGAATCATCAGAACAAGAAATATCTCAACCATCAGATGACCAATCTATTGTTTCTGAAGAAAAAATAGAGGAATAAATTATGGGTGTATTTTTTGAAAAGAACATTCCGTTTGAAGAAGGCGGTGGCATTACATCTAAAATAATACCTTATAGATTTACCAAAGCTGGTATAGGCGCTGGGTTTGCCATTTCTGGAGCTGCTGCTTTAGGAAAAGAAATGTTAGTTCAGCATAATAGAGTAAAAATGGGTCCTGTAAGTTATGGTGGTGGTCCTGTAAGAATGACTAGCAACCTTTCTTCTGGAGCAATAGAAGCAATACAACAAGCAACTAAGGATCCTCAAGTACAACAAGATATGCTCAGAAAAATACTTCATGACTCAGATTCTGGAATAGTAAATAATCTTGAAGAGTATGGAGTAGATGGAGAATTTATATCTGCTTTTTATGGAATGTGAGGTAAATTATGCAAACCAATAAAATAAAAACTAGTGCATTAATTGGTGGATTTGTTGGTGATGCAATGAATGTTGCTAGTGGTGTAGGAACATTTAAAAAATCACAAGAAGAAGGAGATAACTTTGCTATTTCTGTTACTAAAGGTCTAGTAGATTTTGGAGCTGGAGAAATCTTTTATGGTGCTTTAGCAAATTCTTATGGTATGGCTGGAATGTTAAAAGGTAGTCTTGCTATGGCCGCAGTAACAACTGGTGCTAATCTTGTAGCATCACACATGGAAAATACAGCGGCAAAGCTTGGACAAGCTTCAAATAATCTTACAGCTTTAGGCTCTGGTCATTTTAATATGACTCAAGCTGGATACACAATGAGACAAAGATCACTTAACGCTATTCGTTCAAATGGAGCAAATATAAATTCAGCTTTTGGAAATGAAGCAAGAAATTATTATTTAGGATTATAACTTATGGCAGAATCTACACTTATAAAAAATCTAAACGATAATCAATTAGATAATCTTATGACTCTATTAGAGCCTATAGATAAAGATATTAAAAAAAGAGTTTCTTATGTAACTACTAAATTTGGTAAATCAAAAGCAGATTCATTAGAATATCTTGTTACAGAAAATCCTTTATTATGGGCTAAGGTATATCTTAATTGGGAGGCAAGAGACTATCAAGAACCAATAATAATAGAAGCTAAGAAATCAAGGAGCTTAGTATTAAGACTTGGACGAAGATTAGGTAAATCTGAATCCATGTGCATAATTATATTATGGTTTGCATATACACAGTACAATAAAGGACCTAATAACCAATACGATATCTTGATAGCAACTCCATATGAAAATCAGATAGATCTTATTTTTAAAAGACTTCATCAGCTTATAGATATGTCTCCGCTTTTACAATCTCTTGTTTCAAGAGACGTACATCATAATTTATGTTTCACAATTAATGGAACTGTAAGTAGTATATTAGGTCTTACTGCTGGAGCAAATAATAGTTCTAATGGAGCTAACAGTTCCCGTGGTCAAAGAGCAGACGTACTTATATTAGATGAGTGTGATTATATTGGTTCTAATCAGATAACCAATATTTTAAATATAAGAAACGAAAATCCAGAAAAGATAAAACTCATAGCTGCTTCTACACCATCTGGTAAACATGAAGAATATTATAGATGGTGTCAAGGTGCATCTAAAAAATATCATGTAAGTAAACGTGATAAAGAAAACAATGAATTTACCGGATATGAAGTTACAGAAGCTAAAATTGGTGATGGTAATGGATGGACCGAAATCTATGCTCCATCTAATGTTAATAAAGAATTATTAAAGATAAATCCAGATACAAATCAGACTTATCTTGAAGATATAAGAGATGAATTGTCTGAAATGAGATATGCACAAGAAGTTCTTGCTGAATTTGGTGAAGAAGAACTTGGTGTATATCAAAAACAATTTATTCAATATGCT